CACCATCTCTTGGATGAGCTTCGTCATGTACACATCCTGCTGGATGTTCCGGAGGCCTGGCTGCAGATTGTTCGGCATCTTATTATTTATGTATTTTTTTTATTAATCCACCTTTACAACCGGTCGGAGAGTGTCGTACGGGTCACACGACGGAACAAGTGTCGCATTCGAAAAATTCTTTGCCGTTGCTGTTTTGTTAGCAGGAACAAACCCAATGTGTAAATCATCATACATAACCTTTATAGCATTTTTATCCATTTGATTCGTGGGGTCTGGTACCAGCCGAACAGTCACCGTCTTCCTAGTTTTTTGAATATCATTGAGAAAGTCATGAGCATCACAAGACCGATAATAAGCACCGGCGAGTACAAACTCCATATATTTAGTAATGGTATCATTCCTTTATCTAGCGACCTCTGCTAAAACGGTGTAACCCAGAAGCAGCCGTAATATGGTTAAAGAGCTTGTTGCTGATGTTGCCGTTGTATGTTTTTTTAAGCATCAATTCTGAGATTATTCTATTAATTTGTGCGCTGTTTGCGGGTAAGACTTTCCCGTATGTATTTGGTTCAAACGCCAGTTGTTTGAGTGCTGCATTTGGTGTTTTGTAGTAGTTGGGTGTGTAAATAAACTTGTTAGGGCCAAACTTGGCTATGCCTCTGTAGAACCCCCAAGGGTCTACGTACGCGTGATATCCTTGGCCTACCATCTACTATATCCGTTTATTTTCTGCCGTTGCCGCCTCTCATCTGGACATTCTCTGGGAAGTGCGTGCGGCCCATGAAGCCCTCGTCTGGTGCGCACGTCCACGGGCCACTGTCATCCTTGCAGAAGGGCGAGAATGGCTTGCCGTACGCCCCCTGTGCGAACGCAGTCTGGTCGTTGGGAATCAAGCCGTTGTTGGGCGCCGTGTAGAACCGGCTCGAGGCGTCGTACTGCCACAGCTTCCCGCGGTCCTTGCCCAGGTCCTGGTCGAACGGGTGGATCTTCGACCACAGGTTAGCCACCTCTGGAGCGACACTGGGGTACCACGCAGCAGGGGGTCTGTCGGGGTTGTCGTTAATGTCAGTGATCAAAGCGTTCCCCATGGGGTTGTCCAGCGTGGGCATCTGGACTGGGCCTCCGAGCATACCGGCGGGGCGAGCGTCACCATACGCGGGCCGTACACTGTTTGTCCCGTGAATCATACCGTTCCTGTACATATAGAAGAGAACACCTAGAACCAAGGCACCCAGCGCAAACACCCGAATGTCGCGCTGGATAAGGTAGACTATGCAGGTGGCGTATATAACGAAGCGTGCTGTGGCCTGTGCCCGCTCCGTCGTAGATTGACTGGAATTTGGCCAAAACTGAAAAATTTTGTCCGAACGAAATAATTCCCTCGGGTCCATACTATTATTACTTTTCTTTTTTTATGAAGGCTCACTTCTTCACCCGACGTACTGGCTTTTTGGGTGCACCTGGAGGGCGGCGAGGCGTCCGTGGAGGCGCCCCGAGCGGGCTGTTCGAACCGAGCAGAGAGTTGAACAGGGAAGACATTGCTGACATGTCAAACATACCGTTGCTCTGCATATTGTTGGCGCATTGCTCTGCGACACTCTCAATCATACTCAGCGTCTCTGGAGGGAACATCGTGATGGTGGACCCCAGAATGTACATGTTCTGCATGTACTGCCACACGGCGTTGCGAGTCGAGTCCGTGACACCCTCCGCGTTCCACAGGTCCTTGATGTGCAGGTCCTTCAGCACCTCCATATGCTCCGCATCCTGCAGAAAGAAAGTCTCATCCTTGCCCATCAGCTTGTCCGCGTGGGGCTTGACAGACTTCATAAACTCATCCATGGTCCACCGGGGGTGCGTGTTGCGACACACAGCGAAACCCATCTTGGCCTCGTACAACTTCTCATCTTCGGGAAAAGTCTTGCACAACTCCTCCAGAAACTGAGTCATCAGATCATTGAAGCTGCTGATCGTTGACATGTAATCTATATATTTATTAAAACTTTAACTATCGAGCGAAGTCGCTCATTTGAGGAAAAAGTACGTAAATGAGTGGCTGCGCCACTCGATCAAAAGGGCTCCGGGGATAGAGACTCCTTGTGAGCATTTCCCTGGTGTACAATAAAGTAGACCAAGATACCCACGAGAAAGGCTGGCTTGACATACTCTGAGTTTTGCGTAATTGTCTGTCCATTCATCTTAGCCTTGAGGTAGACGTAGGCCACCGTGGCCCCTGCTGCTATACCCGCTGCAGTAACTGGATTACGAAAGGTATGGTCCATTAAATTATTATTTTATTATTTTTTTTGGAGGAGACGCGCATTGACCCATGGGCCCGAAGGGCCCATTGTGCAGCCGGAGGCTGGCCTAGGCCTTCGACTTTAGGAGACGCGCATGTTGTTTCAGTGCTTCCGCGACAGTCTTGTCTTTATACACGGTGTTGTACACGAATGAAGCGACCAGTATGCCCGTCACAATCACTTGGGCCACGGCAGCTCCGAAGAGTATCTTTTCGTTGCTGGCTATGCATCTGCACTGCTTTTTCCGCAGGTCCACCAAGTAACTGAGTGTGATGGCGGCCGCAGCAGTCGTCAAGGCGAGCATAAGCCCCAGTAGGTACGGGTTATTGTACTTGACCGCAAGGATATTCAAGAGGATGGCTAGATAATAGTAGTAGAACAGGTAGGTTCTGCGCCAGTCTGCGGAGCACTCGCACGTGTCTGACAGCTTCTGGAGCCAGTGGATAGCCCCAATCAAAAAGAATATTCCAAAAATATTCAGAATAATCATTCCTTAGCATCATCAAACAAATTTTCTTGGTGCACGACTGGTGGTGCGAGTGAGGGTGTGACAGCCACCGTCTTGGTTCCTCCCGGGGTCTCGGCGGGGTGGTTCACAGAGCCCGCGGGCTCCAGCTCCTCCGTGGCTGCCGGAGTCTCCGCAGGCGCAGGCATCTCGTCTGGAATAGGGTCCTGACCGAGAGGGTCGAGTGGGTCGTCTGAAATCTCGGGGGTCTCCTCCTCCTCGTTGATGTTGAGGTTTGTGTCGTCTGGCATGACTATGTAGGTTTTGAGAATCTCCTCGGTGGGGACCAGAGAGTCGACAGCGTCCCGGACGCACTTGTTGAACCGCTTGTTCAGCTCCTCGAACCGCTTGAGGGGCGGAGCCTCTGAGCTGATGATGTACGGGTCCTCGTACAGGTCCTTGGCTGCGTTGATGTAGCAGGTGTGCACGAAAACATCATTGCCAGGCAATTTCAAAGAAATTTTCTTATTTTTCGCGTCGAGCCGGATGGAGCTCAGAATCTTGACGTGGCAGACCATCACAGCCGCCAAGAGGTTCGGGAAGAGCGAGTTGGCCTTGATGATGGAATCCACGTGCTGCTTGACACGCGTGTTGGACCAGTTGTGCTTCACGTCCCGCAGAGACTCTTGGTACGTCTGCAACACCTTCTGCCCCTTGGCCTTGAGCTTCGCCTCCAGCCAAATGTCCCAAAAGGTATCCACCATCACAGGTATCATGCACTCGCAGAGCTTGTTGGTGTACTTGCGTTCCGCCTCGGACAGAATATCCATTACAATTTAAAATATTTTGTTTTAATAAATGAATCGCATTGTGATTGCGATTATTCTCATCCTGCTGGTACTGTACATGCTTCCCAGACGGTTGGGCCGCCGTCAGCCTCACTGCCACTACATATACGGGTGCGGCTACAATGCCCCAGACTGGGCCTACTGGGACTTTAAGACCCCATGGAAAATGTAGGTACATAGTAATGAATTGGCTCATCGTCTTGTTGGCCGTCTTGGCCATCTTTCTATTGGTGCGTCGGTACAAGTCTCAGGCACCGAAGACATGTGGTGCGTGGGACCTGCAGTATCCTTGCCACTTGAACCAGCCCGAGTTCCAGGAGCCGCGGTCATCCTATTGGGAGTTTCAGCAACCACGTCTCAATTATAAATATTTTTAAATAATATATGGATCTGTTGATTGTTATTGCGATTGCAGCCATCCTGATACTGACACTCCTGTACTACACCGGGCGGTTGCCTTCTATGCAGAGACAGGCCCCTCTGCAGAGACCTGACTGGATGTGGCGCCGCGTGGCTACACCAGACTGCCTGTACCCCACGCCCCAGGGTCTGTGCAAGCAGCCCTATCACCTCGAGTTGTGACCGCGCAGAGCGTTTGCAGTCTTTTGCAGGTTGACCAGAGAGGGCAGGATGTCCGTCCCGTGGTCGATGACGACAGGACCCTCCTTTTGGACAAACCAAGTCACCTCGAGGTCCACGAGGCCCTGACGGTACACCTGGTACCCAAGGTTCTGAAGCTGGCGTGATATGTAGACGACAGCCTGAGTCACGCTAAAGGGGGGATACCCCAGTACAAATGGAGGCACAGAGAGGCGTGCACTCCTCTTGCCCTTGTCACATTCCGCGCGAATCTTACGGCACAACTGCTCGAGAATCGCGCGGTATGTTTCCTTCCGGACGTTGCGACGAGCACGCTCACGCTCAGCAACATCACGGGCTGTAATCATAATTTTTATAAATAATATTCATTTCCCTGTGGCCCGCGGTGCAGGTCAAAACTGCGCCGGTGCCCGGACGTCTCCGCGAGCCCCCATGGCCAGGTAGTCTTGCATGGCTCTGTCCACCGCCCCCGAAATGTCACTGTAGTCCTGGTACTTTGGAGCGCTGTATGGGAAGAGTGTCTGTTGGGTCTCGATGGAGGTTGTAGGGGTCATGGAGACGATGGATGCCTTGTCGCCCTCGACGCTGGCTTGCACGTCAATCTGCGTGCCCAAGTACCGGTTGGTGTCGTAGAAGAAGAAACGACCCTTGAACAGGCCAGCCCCTTGGTCAGACATCACCTGGTTGACATAGGCTGTGTCTACAGGGACCCACCCTGGCTCCTTGTCTTGGACTGCAGAGATAATCAGGGAAATGACGTCACGTGGCACGGGCAGGGCGGTGTTTACGAAGCTCTCCTGTGGCTTGGGTTTGGCCATCACGAGGTACAGCAGGGTCGCCGCCAGAATGAATATGACCACTCTGTCCATCTACTATCAGCGCGCTAAAAAAATTTTCAAAAAAAAGTAAAAATTATATGGCACTTTTGGTGTACAGCGACAAGTGTCGGTACTGTCTTGAGACTCTCAGTTATATCAAGACACAGCCGTCCCTCTTGCAGATTCTCAGGTTCCACAACGTCTCCACCCAAGGAGTGCCGTCAGGCAAGATTACACGTGTGCCCTCTCTCGTGACCAACGAGGGGAAGCTCTACGAGGGCGGTGACGTCAGGGAGTGGCTCGAGACTATGATACCGATGGATATCACATCATACACTGACACGAGCTTCGCCGTCACCAACCTGGACGACATGGAGAGCACAACTTCAAATATGTTTGACCTCGATATGTACGGGGTTCCTTTGCAACCACACCTGACACCAGACCTAAAAAAGAAAATTGAAAAGAGAGTAAATGACGCACTTAGTGACTACAAATAAAGGTCTCACAACATAAACAATCAATGCACTTGAAGACGGTCCAGGCGAGTGCTGTTCGGTCCGTTTTCGAAGTCCTTAAAGACATTATAAATGATGTAAATGTCTATTTTCGTGAGGATGGGGTGACCATCATCACGCTGGACACGGCGCGAGCCACGCTGGTCCACATGCACTTGGGTGCAGAGAACTTTGAGGAGTACGAGTGTTCTTCACCCATAACGGCTGGCATCAACATAAACAACACCTACAAGCTGCTCAAGTCGATGAGCAACAACGACACCCTGACCATCAACATAGCCAACACGGACTATATGGAGTTTGTGATTGAGAATGTGGCGAAAAAGTCCAACACCCGGTTCAGTCTGAAGCTCCTGGATATCAACGAGGATGCGCTGGACGTCCCTGACATTCAGATGGATAGCATCACCACCATGCCCTCCATAGACTTTCAGCGCATCGTGCGAGACATGGGGAACATAGCCTCTGAGATGTCCATCTTGCGCAAGGAGAATGTGTTGGAGCTGAGTTGCACGGGTGACTTTGCCAGCCAGACGACTGTCATAGAGTACCCCGACGAGGTCCAGGGGGTCATAGGCAACACCTTCAGTCTCAAGTACATCAACCTTTTCACCAAGGCGACTGGGATGTGTAGCAGTGTCCAACTCATGCAGCACTCCAGTGACAATGACATGCCCATAATTTTCAGGTACACAATTGCCAACTTGGGCGACATAAAGTTCTATCTCGCACCAAAGGTTGAGAATTAAAAAAAAAATAATAAAAAAATTTATGGAGGCTCGATATAACGAGCGTATCAAGGAGTTTCAAGAGGCTGGGGACGATCAAGGTATGTATGAGTACATGTTACAGTGCGTGCCCTTTATCAAGGAGTACACCGAGGACATCAAGGAGACTGTCTGCACGAGCAAGGCGATGGCTGCGATGAAGCTCACGTCGCGCAAAGGCGTCCAGAGAAATGATATTTATAAAAAATTCATGAGCGCCGTAGAGGGTGAGACGGAGGTGGAAAAGACCAACGTGCTCGGCAGGGCGTGTCCTTCGTGCGGCGACAAGTACTCGTGGACCCACGACGAGATTGCCAGCGAGGATGTGTGCACCAACTGCGGGGCGGTGGAGTATGTGCAGAACGAAGAGCTGGGCTTCAAGGAGGAGCAGGAAATTGAAAAGAATGTAGTCTATTCGTACCGCCGAGAGAATCACTTTAACGAGTGGGTCTCCCAGTTCCAAGCCAAAGAGTCCACCAGTGTGCCCCAAGAGATTATAGAAACTCTTCGTCAAGAGTTTAAAAAGCAGAAGATAAAGGACCTCTCGGAGATTACCCACGAAAAGGTGCGTGGTCTCCTCAAAAAGCTCGGAAAAAACAAGTACTATGAGCACGTCCCGTACATAACAACCATACTGAACGGGATAAAGCCACCCACGATGCCCCAAGCCCTCGAAGATAAACTTAGACTCATGTTTTATCAAGTACAAAAACCGTTTGAAAAGCACCGCCCGGAAGGGCGCAAAAACTTCCTCAGCTACAGCTACATCCTCTACAAGTTTTGTGAACTCCTTGGAGAGGATGAATATCTCCCGTGCTTTCCTTTGCTCAAGTCAAAGGAGAAACTTTATAATCAAGATAAGATGTGGAAGGCGATTTGTGAGGAACTCCAGTGGGAGTACATCAAGACCTAGCCCTTCTACAGATGATGAAGTCAAAACGACACACCTGGAATCATTGTATCCATAGGAGGGGGGTCGTCGTCGTACCCAGAGACACTACGCAGCATATAGAACAGTACCAATATCAAGAGAGCCGCCTGAAAGTACTTCATATATTCTTTATGTAGAAATAAAAGTTGCCACCACCAAGTTGGTGGAGTCCGTCATCTTGACCCTTCAGTTCGAAGGAATGACTGGTCAATTGAGACATGTCAAAGTTTTCCCTGGAACGCGTGAGGAGCCACACCAGGAGTATGAGCAAAAGAGCCCATGCAATCATATTATATTGACAGGTTTTTACTGTGCCGCCTTTGGCACCGTGTTGAAGTAGAAGTAGTAGTTGCCGACTGGCATTTGCATCTTGGAGCCACGCGCTCCACGAGCCATCTTGCGAGCCCCGCGAGCCATCTTGCCACCCGCCTTGCGAGCACCACGAGCCATCTTGCCACCCGCCTTGCGAGCACCACGACCCGCAGATTTCAACTTCGTTTTCAGAGAGTTCTTGTATTTTTGGAGAGTACCCGCCTTGCGAATAGTCTCAATCTGTTTCTTGTACTGCTGAGCCAGCTTCTTCTTGCCTCTGCTACCTGCACGAGTCATCTTTGCCTGGTACATGGCAATCAGGTCGTTCAGGTCCTTCGCTTTCTGAGCATCCTTCAGACGCTGCCTGAGGTTACGAAGTGACTTCTTGCCTGGACGGAACATACTGTCCCGCCGCTTGGTCACAAGCCACAGGATGTATACTAGGAGGGCGATGACTAGGAGATGCACCCACATTATAATTAGTTACGATTTATTTTTTACAGACCAAATTCCTTTACAAGTTCCTCGACGGAGCTGTAGTACCTGGCCAGGTCTTTCTTGAACCGTGCATCCTGTGGCGCGC